CGGGACGAACGCGAGAATGCGCTGCGCCTCGCTCGCCTCGGGGTCTTCCTCGGGGCCGCGCGTGCCGACCGCCGGGTTCTGGATGCCCGCCATGCGCGCGGCCAACGGGTCGGCCGGTGGCTTCGCGTCTGGCGTCGGCGCCGCCGCGAGAATCTTCTTCGCGGCCTCGGGCGTCATGTCGGTTTCGAGCGCGAGCGCGCGGGCGAGCCCTTCGCGCCCTTTGGCCTCGGGCGCGTCGAGGATGGCCGCGATGCGTTGCCGCTCGGCCTGCACGCGGGCGCCGTCGACGGCGGGCGCGAGAGCGACAGGCGCCGGTTGCGGTTGCGGTTCAGGTGGAGCCGCCGGGGCCGGAGCCGCCGGAGGCGTCGGATTCGGATTGTCTGCCATGGGTCTAACCTCCTGACTAACTGCGATGGACACGGCGCGCGGCGCGGACTCAGCCGCTAGGCGCGCCACCAGCGGCTCGAAGCTCCCGATCTCGTCGGCCATGCCCGCCGCGACGGCGTCGGCCGCAATCATCACCGAGCCCTGCCCGAAGCGGGACTCAACGGTTTCTGTTGAGACGCCGCGCAACGCGGCGACCCGGCCGATGAAGATCTCCGCGAGCGCGTCGACCACTTTCAAGATCTGCGCGCGGCCGTCGTCGGTCGCCGGATCGGTTCGCTTGAGCGGGCTCTTCGAGGACACGATCTCGTACTGCTTGACTCCCTGCCGCTCCTGCGCCGCGCGGTTGTCGCGCAGCGAAGCCACCACGCCGATGGAGCCCAACAGGGCCGACTCGACGGCCACGATGCGCGGCGCGGCGGCCGCAATCCAGTAGCCCGCCGACGCGGCCATGTGGTCGACGTATGCGGTCACCGGCTTGATCTTCGAGCCCGCGCGGATCTGGTCCGCGAACTCCTGCACGCCGTCGATCTGGCCGCCGGGCGAGTCGACATCGAGCAGGACGTGCTTCACCTGCGGATTGTCGAGCGCGGTCTGGAAGTCGCGCGCCAGCGTCTGGATCGAGGACGCGCCCGAGAGTTCCGTCATGAGGTTCGCGTAGCGGAAGAGCGGGCCGGTGACGCCGAGGATCGCCACGCCGTTGCGGATCTCGACCGAGTTGCCCGCGTTTTCGAGCGGGCGGCCGAGCTTCGCCGCGACGGCGTCGAGGTCGACCTTCCCGGCTTCGTCCACGCGCGCGATGATCTCGTTCAGCCAGTCCGACGTGACCACCCATGGATGGTTGTGGATCTGCGCCAGCACGCGGAGGAGTTGAGAGCGAGGCATTACGCCGCCTTCCTCGCCTTCTCGTCGGGCGCGTCTTCCTCTTCGCCGTCGCCTTCCTCGCCGTCCTCTTCGCCGCCTTCTTCCTCGGCGTCATCGTCCGCGTCCGGATCGTCGGGCGGCTCGGGCTTTGCTCCCTGCGGCGGCATGGCGGCCGCGAGCCCCAACTGCCGGGCGCGCTCCAACTCCAGAGCGCGTTGTTCCTGCACCTCGTTCCAGTCGAGCCCCTGCTCGGCGCATTCGAGTTCAAGCGTTGAGATCATGGTCCCCAACCTTATCTGCGCGGCTTGCGCTTCCTTCACCGGATCGATCCAGCCGCGCCCCGGCCCGATCCACTTACTCCGCAGATAGAACGGCATCAACTCGTAGAAGTTGGGCGCGTCGATCATGCCCGCGCTGACGGCCTCTTCAAACCAGAGCTTGTAAACGGCCGAGCACCAGTAGATCGAGAGCCACGTCCTGCGGCCGATGAAGAACCTCCACGCCTCCAGCAACGCGGCTCGCGCGCTAGAGTAATTCGTCTTCGAGAAATCCTTGAGCACTAACTCATACGGCAGGCCGATGGCCGCGCCGATCTGCCGGATCACCGCTTCGACGAAGTTGGAGAACTGCGGCGCCGGGCGCGCCGGAACGAACGGCGTCAACTCGTCGCCGGGGTAGAGCGGCACGAGGCTTCCGCCTTCCATCTGCGGCCGGTACTCGCCCTTCTCCGAGAGGTATTTGTTGGGGTCGCCGCCCACCATCTCCGCGATGGCGACCGGGTCCATCGGCGTGGTGATCACGCCCGCCACGAGCGAGTTCACGATGCTCGACTGAAGCTCCGTCCGCTGGTAGCTGTCGAGCATGCGGAACTGCTCGATGACCGGCGAGAGAAGCGGCTTGCCGCGCGTCTGGTCGACCCGGTCCTGCGTGTAGAGATGCAGCACGCGCTTCCGGCCCCAGTCGGTTTCGGCCGGAATGCGGTCCCATTCGAGCAGCCCGATGGAGCCGAGCGTGGCGTAGCCGCCGCCCAGGAAGGCGTACAGTTCAAGCGGCGTGCCCTCAAGCTGCCGCTGCACGTGGTACGCGAGCGGGCGGCCATACACGTCCATCTCGACGCCGCCGCGCAGACGCGCGCTCGTCGGCTCGCCCTCGGGATTGGAGAGTCGATCCGTCTCGACCAACTGCAGGCAGGTGCGGAACGGCGTGTCGACGCGCTCCAGCCAGAGCGGCAGCGCGAGCGCTTCGCCGTTCGCCATCCAGGCGCGGAACACCAACTGCGTCATGGACGCGAAGTTCATCTTCCCGGCGGCGTCACATGCGGTGGTGTTCGCCCACGTCTGCCAGAGGCTCTCGACCTGTCGCGACCACTCCTCGGCCCACTTGATGTCGCGGCCGAGCGCGCGGTAATCCGGCTGCGCCGCGAGCCGCAGGCCGATGCCGACCGTATTGTCCTGCAGCGTCTGGAACGCGCCCGAGGCGATGCCCGAGTTGCGGTCGAGATCCCTGCTCCGCGCGACCAGCAGATCGTAGGACTGCAGTAGCTCCAGGTCCGCAGGCGCCCGCTCCGGTTGCCAGTTGCTGAGTTGCTTCCGGATGCGGCTCGCGCCCGCGTAGGGCGAGTCCTTGTACGGCGTGCAGCACTGGCCGCCGAAGCGCATCCCGGCCGCTGGTGGCGTCGGCGCAGGATGCGTCCAGCGGCTCCAGAGCCGCGCCAGCAATCCATGGTTCGGCGCCACGGTGGGTGTCGCTGGCGCGGCCACCGGCGCCGGAATGGAACGGCGCCGATCTTGAACGGGCGCCGTCATGGGCACGCCTCGATGGAGAGAGGGCGCCGCCGCCGGAAGGCGTAAGCGGCTTCGGGATGCACGAGCGCCTCCAGTTGATCGATCAGCATCCGCAGATCCGCGACGTTGACTTCCGGGTAGACCACCCGGCCGAGTTGCGGCGTTTCGATGGCGATGGGCGATTGCCCGAGCGTGACTTCGACCAGCCGCCGCCGGGCTTTCGCCAGCATCTGTTCGAGGATCGGGTCGACTCCGTTGCCGTTCGCCATTGCTCACTCCAGCCAATCGGTGCGCGGGCCGCTCGACCGGAACTGCGGGACCGGCGTGCGCGCGGCTGACGGCGCGCCCGTCGACGGGACGGCGGCCGTGGTTCGCACGTTGGGGTCGCTCAGAACGGCTTCGGTTTCGTCCCACCGCTCCGGCTTCCACGATTCCAGGCGCAGGCTCGCCGCCGCCGCTCGCGCGTAGATGCGGCAGTCGAGCGCTTCATTGCGGTCGCGGATCTTCTCCCACGAGGAGACGCGGCGGCCGCCGACGGCGCGTGTGATCAACTGCTCGGCCGTCAACTGCTCGAAGTAGTTCTTGTTGTATTCGGGGAAGTGGCAGTAACCGGCGGGCCACTCCTCGCCGCGCGTCAGATCCGGCGCGGGCTGACGGAGCCATCGGTAAAGCTCTTCCTTCGCGATGTTCACGTTGAGCGGCCAGAGCCTGATCCCGAACTTGACGCGCGAGCCGGTGGGGCCGACCTCGATCAGCTTCGCCGCGCCGAGCACCGAGGGCACGGTGGTCTGGCCTTTCACCGCCATCACGCGCTGCCGCGATTGCTTGCGAATCCAGTCGTACACGGCCATCGTGTTGAAGCCCGAGTCGACGGCGATGCGGCGGATTCGCACGGTCTGTCCGTACTCGGTCGCAAAGTCCTCTTCGAGCATCTCGGAGAGGTTCTGCCAAACGTGCGGCTGATGCGTCTCGCCCTCGAAGACGCGATAGTCAATCGACCAGGACTCCTTGTTGCGGCCCCATGCGACCACCTCGACTTCGAGGCGCCGGGGATGCACGTCGACGCCTGCGGTGAGCACCAGCCCGCCGCGCGGGACCACGCCGATCTGGTAGGTCTCCCGCCGCTCGAAGAGCCGCTCGGCGTCCGGAACCTCCGAGGCGTCGGCATACGGCAGGCCGAGCACGGTGTTCTGGAACACCTGCACCTTCTCCGGATCGTTTCCCGCTTTCTCGCGACGTTCGGCAACTTGTCCCCAACTCAGCCAACCCACGGGAGAGTACAAGCTCGGCAGATGGTAGCCGTGGACAATCTCGTTCACTGAACGGGGTCTCCACTGGCCGCGCGCGAGCATCCACTCCTTCTCGTGGTTGGAGATCGGTTGCGCGCACGCCTCGCAGTAATACTTCGCGAGACGCGGCTGCCCCGTCGGCCATCGCAGGTTCGCCATCTGCAGCACGAGCATCTCGCCGCAACGCGGACAGGGAACCCAGAACTGCCGCTGGTCGCTCTGCTCGTAGAAGCGCTCGATGCGCGACCGGCCGCTCACAACCGGCGTCGATGTGATCAGGATCTTCCGGCGCGGGAAGTTGGTGGTGCGCGCCATCGCCAGATCGCACGGGTCGCCCTCGCCCTCGATGTCGCCGGGGTAGGCGTCGACCTCATCGAGGAACAGATAGCGCGCCGCCATCGACCGCAGGCCGGTCGCGGAGTTCGCGCCGGTCATCACCAGGATGCCGCCGTCGAATTCCTTCGCCAGGACCGTGTTCCCCGAGTCGCGCGAGCGCGCTTCCTTCACCAACGCCGACAGGACCGGCGAGTCCTCGATCAGCGGCTGGATGCGCTGCTTCGAGTTGCGCTTCGCCATCTCGACCGACGGCATCACGCTAAGGAACGGCCCCGGCGCGCGGTGGATCGAGTAGCCGATCCAGTTGTTGCCGGTCTCGGTCTTTCCCACCTGCGCGCCCGCCATGATGACCACCACCTCGACTCGCGAAGAGGGGGACAAATCATCCATCGGAGCGCGCAGGTACGGAACTCGCGAAGTGCGCCACGGGCCGGGCTCGGGCGAGGAGCGCTCCGTCAGCACCCGAAACTCATCGGCCCAGTCGGAGATCAGTTCACGCGGATCGGGACGCGCGCCGTCGTAGGCGCCGGAGCGGTAGACCTCGGCGGGCGTGAACGGCGCCATCATCCGAGCTTGCCCTCCGAGAAGGTCTGGAAGATCCGCGTGAGTTCGTCTTCGAGGATCTGCCGCGCGTTGCCCTCGTCGGTCTCGGCCGCTAACTGAGCGGCGAGGCGCGGCGGCAGGTTGAGGCAGGCGTCACGCAAGACGCGGAATAGCCGGTAGGCTTCCTGCTTCACGTCGCCCGCTTTCACCAACTCGCCCCGGCGCGCTTCGAGTTCAAGCTGGCGCCGCTGCGCCTCGTACACCTCGCGCAACGCGCGGGCCTGCATGAAGGTCATGCCCGGCACGGGTTCCGTCGGCAGTGGCTCACCCGGCGAGCCACCCCTCGGTTGCGAGACCAGCTTCGGCCCCGGCCGCGCGTTCGCCTCCTCGGTGTTCTCGACCCATGCCTTGTCGGCCGCGTCGGAGTCGATCCGGTTGTCTTCGGTCAGCGGAATGCGGCCGCGCCGGATGGCATACTGCACAGCCTGCAGGTGGCATCCCCGGTGCTCTGCGTACTCGGTTACTCCCATCAGCACAAATCAACCCTTGCGGTCAAGTGCGACCTGCGGTACTATCGGCCAAACTGTCGGGTTTCTACGTGTGATGTACTGGGGCCGCTCGGGGTTGGGCGGCCCTCCGCATTTCTGCGGACGCGGAAGCTTACGAATAGCAGAGAATCCCCTTACAAGTCAAGAGGTTGCCCTGTGGAAAAGACGCCACTTGCGATGTGGCGGCATTGCCACCTATGCCG